GGTTGCCACGAACCTGAACGCGATGACCATCTTTTATTCGTGAGGTGGGCACATGGCTTACGACATCCGGTCCATCTCACAGGTCGGAACATCGGAGCCTTTTGAGCTTCAGGTGGCCCGGGGTCAAATCCCGGGCCACTCTTTCGTGCATCGACAGGGGCGCGTCCCGTCCATGTCGAACAACCAGTCTGGAACTGTCTGGGACGTAACCGACACGTTTTACCCTTGGAGTGCGTGGGATACAGCGGGCACTGTAACGGTGAGCCGTGCAGACGCAGGAGACGCGGGGAAAAACGTTATAATCTCCGGGTTGGATGCGGATTATAATCCCGTTTCGACCACCGTCACACTGACAAACCCCACGGGAAATACATCCTCGACCGTGTTCAAGCGCATCGACTTGGTTCGGATGAACGGGACGTCTTCAAACGTCGGGCAAATCAATGTTCTAAAAGGTGCCACGACGGTGGCTCGGATTGTGTCTGGTGTTGGCCAGTCTCTCAAGGGAACTTACACAGTCCCCGCCGGGTACACGGCTTATCTGACACAGGGCGTTATGACCATCCAGAACGGGGCCGACGCCACTGGGACTTTCTATTACCGGCTTCCGGGCGACCGATTTTTTGTCGGCCACACATTTGAGGTGGCCAGTTCCGAATACCACTATGCGTTCACCTGCCCGTTCGGTGTTCCGGAAAAGACGGACATTGACGTCCAAGTTTCTGTGCGGACAAATAATGCGTTGGTGACTGCAGCGTATGACATGATCCTCATAAAAAATGGAGGACCGCTCTGATGGCCGTAAAAAAGAAAACCCCCAGTCTGTCCGTGGGCCGCGGTGAGAAGCTTCCTGCATCGAAGGGCGCTGGTCTGACGGCCAAGGGTCGTGCAAAATACAATAAGGCGACCGGATCAAACTTGAAGGCCCCGCAACCGCAGGGTGGCAAGCGCAAGAAGTCCTACTGTGCTCGTTCTGCGGGGCAGATGAAGGACCACAGCATTGACTGCAGCAAGACTCCGAAGAAGCGGATTTGCGCTGCCCGCAGAAGGTGGAAGTGTTAAAATGGCACATACAGAGCAGTGGCATCTCAGCCGATCCGTTCCCATCAGCATCTTCATCGGACTTGGTGTGCAAGCAGCCGCCGCAGTGTGGATGTTCAGTCAAATGTCCTCGGACATTGCGACGAACAAAAAACATATCGAACGGCTGGATATACAGGTCGAGGAGATCCGGGACACCGCCTCCGCGCAGGCTGTGCAGCTAGGTAGAATCGAGGCTCAGATTGACGCCTTGATGGACAAGACGGACCGCATTCTTATGGCGATGGAACGCCAGTAGGAGGCTCCGATGAACCGTGGTAATATGGCCAAACAGATCATGGAGGGACCGATGAAAAAGGGTTCGAAAAAACTTTCCGCAATGCGCAAGGGTTACATGGGCGGCGGCAAGGTCAAAGCCGGATACAAGTGTGGCGGCAAGGTCAAGATGGCCAAGGGCGGCCAGATCATGTGCAGCCCCCGCAAGCAGATGGCGATGGGTCAAGGCTGATGACCAAGACACCGGGGCTATATGCCAACATCCACGCGAAGCGGGAACGTATCAAAGCCGGATCGGGCGAGAAGATGCGCAAGCCCGGGACCAAGGGTGCACCCACAGCCAAGGCGTTTAAGCGTTCCGCGAAAACAGCAAAGAAGTGAACCTAAGACATGGCCACGTCAGGAACACGGACATTTAATCTCGACATCGCGGAAGCGATTGAAGAGGCGTACGAGCGCATTGGTCAACCCGCACGTTCCGGTTATGACCTTGAAACGGCCCGCAGGTCTCTGAACCTGATGTTCACGGACTGGGCGAATCGTGGCGTGAACCTGTGGACCGTGGAGCGCGGTACGATCACCCTGACCACCGGTCAGGGTCAGGAGACGCTGGATGCCAGCACCTCTGATCTTTTGGACGTGGTCATTCGGCGCGACAACACGGACTACATCATTGAACGCCTTGGCCGTTCGGAGTGGGCGAACATTCCCACCAAGAGCACGCAGGGCCGTCCGTCGCAGTTCTGGTACGACCGGCAGACTACCCCTGTCATAAACCTGTGGCCTGTTCCGGAAAACTCGACGGATCAGCTGCTCTACTGGTATGTTCGTCGTATCGAAGATGCGGGTGCGATGCAGAACACCGCCGCAGTTCCGTGGCGTTTTTTGCCCTGTCTTGTGTCGGGATTGGCTTACCATCTGGGCATGAAACGGGCTCCTCAAATGCTTCCAACGCTGCAAGCGATCTATGAACAAGACTTTCAGAGGGCTGCTGACGAGGACGAAGAGCGGGTTCCTCTCCGGCTTGTTCCGGGACGGAGGTGATACATGGCCCGATATGCGCGCGGGGATAGTGCCTACGGCATCTCAGACAGATCAGGCTTCCGCTACCGCTTGCGAGACATGCGCAGGGAGTGGAACGGGCTGCTTGTTGGCCCAGACGAGTTTGAGCCGAAGCATCCGCAACTGGAACCGAAGCACGTAAAGGCTGATCCGCAAGCCTTGTACAATCCGCGCCCCGACACCCCGGAATCTCTTGGGGTTTATGTGGGCGTCCCCACAGTAGAGGCACCTCGCCTTGATCGTCCGCGAGCGGTCGGTCAGGTAGGACAGGTGGTGGTAAACACATGAGCTACACATACGCGCAGTTAAAGCAGGCCATTCAGGATTACGTTGAAACAACGGAGACGACCTTTGTTGCAAACGTCCCGCTGTTTATTCGATCTGCAGAAGAACGTATTCTCAAGAGCGTGCAACTTAGTTTGTTCCGTAAAAACGCGACGACCACATTATCCAGCGGATCTCAGTATCTGCCCTGCCCCTCGGACTTTTTGTCCCCATGGTCTCTTAGTTTCACCCCGGCTTCTGGGGACAAGACATTCTTACGATTTAAGTCGGTGAGCTTTGTGCAGTCCTATAACCCGGGTCCTTCGGACACGGGATCTCCGCGGTACTACGCGCAGTTTGATGTAGACAACTTTATTTTGTCTCCTACGACAGATGCTTCTTATACGGCGGAACTGCACTACCTGTATCGCCCGGCAAGCATCACGGCGGGTGCAGAGGATGGCACAACGTGGTTGAGCACTAATGCAGACCTGTCTCTACTGTATGCTTGTTTGATAGAGGCGTATATTTTCTTAAAAGGAGAACAGGACCTGCTGTCGTATTACGACAAGCGGTTTAACGAAAGCCTTATGGGCCTGAAGCAGCTTGGAGAGGCAAAGGAAACGACGGACGAATATGACTTCGGTCAACTTATAAGGCCTAAGCAATGAGTCTTGGCATGATGGAGATAGGTCCTGTTGGCGTCAGAACCACTGATCGCCGTGGGTTCACGCCGGAAGAGTTGGCTGCGCAGTGCGTTGAAAAGATCGTGCATGTATCCGCCTCCGCTCCTGCGCCAATCCGAGAGCAGGCGGAAGCGTTTCGTGGTACGGTGCAGCACCTCATAATGCTGTACTTGAAGCAGGCGATTAACAGTGATCGCACAACTGTGTATAATGCGCTTATGGATGCAGGCCAGCCGGAGTTGGCCGAACTTATCAGGAGACTTTAAATGGCGTTCACCGGCAACTTCATGTGCACCAGCTTCAAGCAGGAATTGCTTCAGGCCAAGCACGACTTCACGGCTTCCACCGGCCACACGTTCAAGATCGCTCTGTATACCAACAGTGCGTCTTTTACCGCAGCGACTACCGACTACACGGCAACCAACGAGGTTGCCAACTCCGGTTCGTATTCTGCGGGCGGTGGAACCCTGACAAACATCACGCCCACTACCAGCGGCACCACAGCGTTCACGGACTTCGCGGACATTACGTTTACGTCAGCAACCATCACGGCCCGTGGCGCGTTAATCTACAACACCACCACTGGCGGCGGTACAGGCACAACAGATACTGTTGCTGTGCTTGATTTTGGGTCCGATAAGACCTCTACGGCTGGTGACTTCCAGATTCTGTTTCCAACAGCGGATGCTTCGAACGCTATCATCCGCATCGCGTAAGAGGCTAAAACATGGTCACGCTTGTCAATCGTGCGAAAGTCGCCACGACCACTACAGGTACGGGCACTATAACCTTGGGCACCCCGGAAAGTGGGTATCAAAGCTTCGCTGACGCAGGCGTGACTGACGGCCAGACCGTCCGCTACACCATCGAGGATGGAACGGCGTGGGAAATCGGCACTGGAACCTACACGGCGACCGGCACCACTCTGTCGCGTACGCTGGACGAAAGCAGCACCGGATCGTTGCTGAACCTGTCTGGCAGCGCGGTGGTCTTTGTCACGGCAGCAGCGGGAGACTTGCAGAACGCCGCTGACATGGATCAGGGCGTGGCGACGACCGACAGTCCGTCATTCGTGACCGTTACTGCG